TAGTGGATATTCTACCACAAGAAGAACTTCAACGCCAAGCACAAGTTGGTATTGAAACACAAAGCGAGCAATAATTAACTTATAACCACATTATGAGCGAACAAAACATAGAGCAAGCTGATGCTCTTGAATCAGCCGTAGAGGAGTCAACCTCAAAAAACACCGAACAACAACCCGCAACTGAACCCGCATTTGACAAGGATAAATTCTTTCGAGGTGCGTACAATGAGGGAAAAAACAAAGTCGAAAAAGACGTTGTTAGTAAGTTCTCTGAATTACTGGGAAATGACGTTGAGTCATTAGACGACGCATTTTCTCGCATACAACAGACCCTTCAACCTAAGCAAGAAGAGAAGGGTGAATCTGAAAAGTTGCGAGAACTCTTACAGCAATATCAGCAGGAAGCTGAAGCCGCAAAAGAGCAGTTAATGATGACTCAAATGGAGAATCGCATAAACACTGAGTTTCAATCAGCGTTTGGTGCACTCCAACAAGATAATGAACTGACTTTACGTCAAGACTATATAGAGCAACTGTTCTATAATGAGTACGATATTGAGGAGAGCAACGGACAGTTTTATGCCGTCAAAGACGGTGTACCTGACCTAGACGCTCAAGGCAATAGAAAGTCAGTGGCTAACTCACTCGTTGAGTTTGCTAAACAATTTGCGAAGCCCAAGAAAGTGGGCGCTGGCGGAGCAACTGGTGGTACTCCAGCTAGTAGTGAAAGACCTAGCCGAGCAGAGTTTCAACAACTTGTACGCTCGTCTAATCCAGCAGACCGTGCTAAAGCTGAAGAGCTCTTTGGAGCAATGAAAGCAACAGGCGGTTGGGCTGAACAAGCGTAAATCCATCTTTTATGGTTAGGCAAAACCTTAATTGTCATGTTCTGGTCATAGCGACCCAAAAGCTAAATATAACCTTATACCTATAATTTAACTTTTATAAAGACATGGCAATTAATAGCAATTTCAATATATACGAACCAGAGGCGTTTGTAGAGGTAGCTCTAGCTAACCAATATCCAGACCGACCAATGGTATCTAAAGCCGTTACTAACGTAGCTGGCGCATCTATCGAAGGACTCGTTGCAGCTCGTAACAAGTCTGTAAACATCACTCGTGCCGTAAAGCCTAGTGGTTCCCCTTCTTCTTACTCAGGTTCTTATAGTCTAGGAACTCCTGATGCTAGCGAAGAAACATTAACCATCAACAAGCACTACTATGCTGGTTTCAGCATCGACAAAGCTGACCAGAAGTTTGCGCTTCCTGACTTAGTACAACAGCACTTTGTACCAAGACTACACCAGCTTATTGACCAAATCAATGCTGACGTAAAAGTAGAAGCTCGTAAGTCTTTTGAAGTAGCTTTCGCTGACAACAACACGGACTCTACTGTAATGGACGACAATGACCTTGCAGAAGCTCGTAGAATTATGGCTTCTCGTAAGTTCACTACGGATAACCTAATGATGGTTATTGACCCATTCGTAGAGAAAGACTTGACTACCCTAAACATCTTCCAACAAGCTAACACTCGTGGAGATGCTGGTATTCAGTTAGGTGGAGCTATGGCTCGTGCGTATGGTTTCGACTTCTTCGTAGACAATCAAGGTTCTAGCCACACTGCTGCTACAGTAACTGACGCTGTTATTGCAGCCGCAGAAGCTGTAGGACAAACCGCATTAACTATTGATAATGGTAGTGGTTCTGCTGCAACTGTATCTCTAGCTGAGGGTGACATCGTTACTTTCGGTTCTGCTAAAGGTACCGATGACTTCTACACTGTTGAGTCTCAAACTGGAACTGTATTGACTATTAAAGAGCCATTACGAAAAGCTCTTGCTAATAACGATACTATCAACCCAGTTGATATTGCTTCAGGTGACACTGGACGTGAGCAGTTCTTCTACGACCCATCTGCCCTTGCCTTAGTAACTGCTGTAATGCCTTCAGTGGATAGCGGTTCAGGTTCAGGCGTAAGACGTGCTGCTGGTTTCGAGCCAATGAACAACGTAAACTACACGTTGACCGTAGAAGAAACCAAGTCAGGCGCTGACATCCTTATCGAAGTACTATACGGAGTTAAGGTATTCAGACCAGACTTAGGTGGACGATACATTCGTGGTAACGTAGCTAAGGCGTAAGCCCTAGTAACTAATTAAAAGGGGTGTGGTTACCATTATGGTAACTGCCCCCTATTTTTTTAATACACACAAAACAATACTCATGGCGTTTAGCGACTTAACACTTACTAGAAACAATATTGATGCACTAGAAGAGCTAACGTTCAAGGGCGTTAATGTCACTGCGGGCACTACCGTGCTCAATCTATCGGAGAAGGACAACCTAATATTAGGTAAAGCAATTAAGCTCCTTAAAACGGATATTCTTGAGAATCTAAGAGAATACATAAACGATTCTACGTATGCTACAGAGACAGCGTTATTAGACGCTATTTATGCTGCAGACTCTGAAGAGCTTCTCGTTGACTTGCTTTCATACAAATTTTTAGAGTTGTGGTTTAGCCAAGATGCTACCCACAAAGAAAGTTATTCATTTCAAAAGGCTGGTAAATATTACGCTATGTATAACCAGTATCTTACTGGTAACCTAAGAAGACTTAGTGGGTTACTAGCTAAACCAAAGACGACTCCACGAGTTCGTTTTATGAGCTTGTATTGATACCATGACCATAGGCGAAGCAATAGTAAAAGATATAAAAGAGATGTTCAGCTCGCCTGAGTTTGGTTCTGTTCTTGATAATATAGGAACGATATATAGCGACTCTATAGAAGAAATGAACAGACAAGCAAGCGACCCAAATGAAAAATCTAGATTACGTTTAAATCAAACGTATGCTGACATAAAGCAAGAGCTAGGAAGACAGGATGTTGCTGACTTTTATTTTAGTGGTAATGCTTATGAGTCTTTTTATTATGAGGAAAACGTTGGAGACAGCTCAGTAGGATTTGGATATGACGATGCAACTATTACCGAATATATGCTTGGGCACGAAGAAGGTAACGGAGTTCCTGAAAGAAGACAATTTCCTATAGAATCAGACTCTAACAGCGCTGAGCAACAAATGAATTATGATGATGTAGAGCAAGAGTTATCCGTATATTTAAATACACCAAGAGTCATTAGAGTTTCGCAACAATTACAAACAGCTTAACATGGATAGAAACGCAATACTTAGTGGGTACGTAACGAGCTTCAGCTCCTATTCATCCTCAGACGCTAGACCAACCGTTGAAAAGGTATTGAAATATAGTGGTAACAATTTCGATATTAGGAAGCGTGGAGACATTAAGCGTGAAGTAGTTATTTTTAAGTTATTGAACGGTTCTAGCGACTACAGGCTTAATGACGAAAAACCTAGTGAGTTGAACCAACGGTTCCAAGCGCTAGTATATATTGAACAGCCCGATTCGCATAGCTTGAAAGACACGATATACGATAGGGCACTTGAAATTAGTGACCAGTTGTTCGATTGGGCAACCGAAACGACAGCATCAGACATTAACAGTGACTTGTGGACGCTCACAGTTACTGGCGTAGATAGTATCGAGGAACGAGACGGATACTTATCTACCACAGTGAATTTTGAAAGTATAATCCAAATATCCTAAACTAAACACAAAAAACAATGGCAAAGTTAATATTCTCTCATGCTTCTATACTACAGGCAGACGGCTCAGCCCCTGCTGCTGGAGCTGAATTAATCTATGGACTAGTTTCTGACGGGGTTGAAATTTCGTTAGAACCTGATACAGTAAACGTAGAAGACAATCGTGAAATATACGAGTCTTATACGGGTCGTATCGTAATTAGAACTGTAAACACAAAATTTGATGCTGATGGAAATGGTGACTTAATACTGTCAAGCGTTCACGTATCAAATGACGGTGATTTACCTACTGTAGGAAAATTAAAGCTACATGGAAAATCTGGTAGCCACGACATAGTTACTGCCGCAACATATATTCAAGGTCATCAGTCTTTTGATAATGGTAGACTTGAAACCGTATTGATAGCTCAGTCTGCTGACAAAACAGGAAACACAACTTTAGTGGCAACTGACGCATCTTAATATAAACACTATAAATCGGTAGATAACCATGCCTACACAACTAAGTAAATTAGCTTTAGTTAATACCTCTACCTTATCGGAGACTAAAACGTTTTCGGTAGTTCAAGAGGGTGCAGCTGAAGCGTCTCGCCAAGTTATTAGCATTGAACCTAACACACAGGTCATTGAGAATAATCGTGAGATAATCACTAGCAAGAACTATAACATCACCGTTACTGGGGTATATAGCGACTCTACTAAGACTCAGTTGTACACATGGGCAAGCGCTCAAACCAACCTAGTGTTCACTGGATATGGATTAGACGGCTCCATTCTTCAGATGGAAGGCACACTTCAAATCAATAAAGGGTTTGAAGATAATATGTCCTTCCGATTTTCTAGCGCACGTGAAGCCAAAGGTGGATACAGTTCATCTGATGGCAAGCACTCAGCGGAGATGTCCTACGTAAAGAATGGATTAGCCTTGTACGGTTGGGGTGATGCTGATACCGATGATTTAGCAAATGATTGGACAGACACTGGAGGTATAGCAGATGGCTTTGCCGATGGAGTCCAAACTATAGCAGGTGATGGTAACTTAAGCAGAACTATACACTTCCCATTCTCTGGTGTTCAATTAGCCTTTTTTGCTGATTTTACATCGGTTTCTGATAATACTGGTTTAAGTGTAGACATTGAGGCTTATGACTCTAGCAACTCTGAGTTAGGTAGTGGAGGAACCTTAACAGTTCCTTTATCTGGTGGTGTAAGAATGGCTTTTTACGACCTTCCAGAAAACACTGCCTACGTAAAAGTTAAGGTAACTGGAGGGTCGGGCTCAGGAGCATTATTCCAAAACCCAACATTACAAATAACTAACTTTACTGGTAGTACTAGCCTTGCCAATAAACAAGCAGCGTATAACTTTGTAGAGTTTAACACATAACCCCTAAAATAAAGCGAGCAATTTATGGGACGTATTACAAAAGTAACGGGCGAATTTATGGGGGTTCGGTTTGAAGTAAAGCCGACCCCTATTCGTTTTGATAAGGTAGTCGAAGAGCGTAGACAAATGCTCTTGGGCTGGTACAAGGACAACCATCCTAAGCTTCATAAGAAGGTCACAAACGATGACGTTTCTATTGATGATTACACGATGGAAGACCTTGAAGCACTGAACGCATGGCGTTTAGACGAAGAGTTTCGTGCTAAGTACTGTATTTATACAGCGCAACACTGCATGAAGCTAGACAAACAGATTACCGATGACACATGGAAGTCGGATGACTTGGAGCTTGGAACGCTTGAGGAAGCGTGGGATTTTTTTACGAACAGGCGACAAGTACCTTCCAATGGAGTCGGAGTACTTTAGAGTCATTAGACTTGCTCGCACCTAATGACCTAGTGGTTGAAGTTGGCGGTGCATACACATACTATTGTTATGTACTTGCCGACTTTAATCCATTGCGAGCGAAGGAACTTGAAGCCGAGTGTTCCATAGAAGACATAACCAAAGCAATGATGGCTCGTGAGGCTTATCACAAGCCTTCTAAAGAATAGACCACTATGCCCAATTTAATATACAACGTCAAGTTTGAAGTAGATTCTTCTGGTCT